AAGATTGTCGCATAACCATTCTATAAGTTCTTGAGGGTTTTCTGCTGATGTTGATAACCATTGAGCATACCACTCAAATATCTCCTGTAGTTGTTCTGGTGTTTTATCCACTTTGTAAATGTTTTGATTTGATACGAATGTACACAAAATTATTTACATACAACAAAGAGATAAAAAAAAAGAGGCGAGTGCCTCTATATATAATATATATCTATATCTATATCTTTTTATATCTCTATATATTATAATAGACCTATAGGTCTATATCTATATATCTATATATTAAATAACTACTATATCTAATATCTCTATATATAATATATATATATAAAAAAAGAAAGGTGGGTTACCCCACCAACTTAAAACACTTTCTTTTATTAACCACTTGTGAACACAAGCAGTCTTAAGAGCATAGGCTATTTAGAATGATTCTAAATTACTTAACCTTACCTCTCTTATCTAAAGAGCGTACTGCAAAGTAACCTCCTACAACCGTTACACTTAACATATTCCATAGTTGTATCCAAGCAGGGTCTACCTCTACCCAACCAAGACCATCAAAGAAGGTCATAATAACCAGAAAGGCTACCACTACAATTAGTGTTAATGGTCGTACATTTTTAGAGAGCCAACTATCACTACCCATATCAGCTTTCCAACGAGAACTTATCTCGGCTTCAATAGAGGCTCTTACAGCCTCTTTCTCTTCGGGAGTGGATACATACCTATCCACAACATTAGAAACGGCTTCTATCGTGTCCTGTGCGCCTTTTCCGAGCAGTTTTGTTATTAGTGGGTTCATTACAATCTTTTTTACAAGTACATTCCTTTGGCTGAGTAGTACAATACTTAACTCCCACAGGCTTCGCAGTCTTCAGGGTTGTCAATGTTACAAGTAGGTTGTTGGGTGTCTGTAAGGTCTTGGATAAAGCTATCTAAGCTATCGTTGTCGTGGGTGATGTTCATTTAGTTTTCTTTATTCATTAGATACCATCTCTGGGCAGTATATCCGATTGAGGCAATTAACAAAACAATCTTTAAGGTCGCTTCTAAATTACTGAACGATATCGCCATCGTAGAGACATTCATCAAATATACTTTTAAATCTGTACTATTCATCTTACTTACAATTATAATTCCGTTTGAACATCAAATGATGGACAAGCCTTACTGCTAAATTCATTGTGACCGTGAATGCTGATACCCTCGTAAGTATCCGTAAGAGATAGTAAGAGCTTTTGCATAGCTATCTTTTGTGCAGCAGTTCTGGTGTCTTTAGGCTTCATATCCTCATCAACACCCCCTACATAACAAACACCAATACTATTAGCGTTATGCCCCTTGCAATGCGCTCCTGCTCTCTCTACAGGTCTACCCTCTTGGATAGTACCGTTAATCAAAATCACATAATGATAACCGATATCACTCCACCCTCGTTTGATATGCCATTGGCGTATAGTATCTAAGGATATGTCTCTACCTTCTGGAGTTGCAGAGCAATGAATAATAACCTTGTTGATGTGTCTCATTAGTCTATGGTATCGGGAAACCAATCCTTACTAAGTGATTCCACTAAAGTTAGTTCTACATCATAGTTTTGATGCTTTAAGATTGCGAAATCCGTTGCGTTAGGGTGTTCAATAATCTTTGCCCAAGTGGTGGTAGTTCCGCTATAACCTTCTCCGCTATTCACCGCTTCGTTATACGCTACCAATTCGCTTCTATTTGTGCTTGTGTAGTACATTAGTAGATAGAATAGTGGTCGTTGATATTCGTTTGCATTCCGCTTCGGTTAGAGCTTTGGTCGTTAGGGTAGAAAATCAATTCTTGAATCGTACCTGTTAAATCAAAGTTGTTGTTCGTTCCTTTACCAATAGACAACCCTTGATTACCATCAAGACCAGGTTGGTTACCGCTTACCGCTTGATTGTTGTTTTGATAAAAGTTGGTTTCATCGCTTACCACAACATTAAAACCCAAATATTGAGTGTTGTTACTTGCGGCAATGTCTTTGGCTGACCAAGAAGAGCCGTTATAATAACCTGCACGAGCTTCATTGCTTCTATAACCCAAGGCGAAGAAATGAGTAACACTATTTCTATCCCCAACCGAATAGATAAGATTTGTAGTACCAACACTAACATCATCTACCGAGTGTACACTTAAAGCCGTATGCGTTCCATCCGTTAAACTTGTAATGAGGTCTTGGTCGGACAATTCATAACCATTGTTGTTGCCATTAAAATCAATACAAGGTTTCCCATTTTGAGTAATGGTAGTCCCCGAAGAAACTATTTTAGGTTGTTCGGATGCTACTGAAGTAGTAGCGTTGTGAGCGTTACCGCTTTGGTCGTACCAAGTGACTACAAAACAATCCGAACCTAAAGAAAAGCTTTCAAGTGTTGAAGTGTCAAGGTCATTATTTCTAAAGCCTATGTCTTGCTCCGTATTGTCATCACTTCGCCTAACCCTAATAGCACTACCACTATAATCAGTCCTCAATAAACGCAAAGAATAAGCTACTGATGCACCGCTATAAGTATCTAATAGACCTGTAAACGATGGTTGAACTTGAGTAGTAGATGCACTATTTGCAGTATCACTTCCTACCTCATTGGTAGATGTTTGTACTACTCTTAAGAATTTACCTTCATCTGCTGATACGGCAGTATATGTAGTGTTTGTAGCACCACTAACATTTGCCCATCCTGTACTTCCATCATCGCTTCTTTGCCATTGGAAAGTATCTGTAGGAGTTGGTGTGCCTGTAACACTTGCAGCAGTAGCCGTTAATGTTTCACCTACCTTTGCAGTTCCACTTATTGTAGGTACTCCACTTATCACAGGAACACTTCCTGCAATGTTTGCTATATCATTAGAATCTTGGTTAGCACTTCCTAAACTATTTGTAGCCGTAACCACACAATCAATATCAGTAGCATAATCATCAGCAACTAATGTGTAAGTGCTTGAGGTTGCCCCACTAATATCACTTGCATCTCTTCTCCATTGATAGGTGAATGTAATCGTAGCAACTCCTTGCCAACTTCCGTTAGTAGTAGACAATGTTTCACCTACTTGTCCTGTTCCACTTGCAACAGGTGCAACCAAATTATAAGGAGAACCAAGTATAGGGCTAATAGCATTTGAAGAAATACTTGTAGAACCTACATCATCAGTAGCAGTAACCACACAATTGATGCTTGTATTATCATCAGCCTCTACTAATACATAGGTTGAAGATGTAGCACCACTTATGTTAACATTATCTCTTCGCCATTGATATGCAAAGGTTATTGTTCCTGTTCCTGTCCAAGTACCTGTAGTGCTTGATAGTGTTTCTCCTCTCTCAGCAGTTCCAGAAATAACAGGTGGTGATAAGTTTATTGGTAAATTTGAGTCTTCATCGGTAAAGTAAACACTACCAACACCTTGCGCTCTTACTGAGCCATCACAACACTTTATAGAGTAGGTTGAAGTCTCCCAACATAAACAACCTCTTCTTCCACCTTTAGGAGAGGTGCGAGAGGGTATGTAGTTCTTATCGTACATTTTTATGAAACTAAATCTTCATATACAATACCCCAACCGATAGTGTTATCAGTCACTCCATTTCCCCAATATGTAGAACTATATATGCTTCCGAAGTTCATTTCTTTCTATTTTTTTTACAAGCCTTTTGAGCTTCTTTAGGTTAACCTCTTTGACCTTGTAGCGTTTCTTAGAGTTGCCATCCATTGAAGACTGCATCTTTGTCTGGGTATACATCATCATTACTATTGGTGTTATATTCGGGATAAGTAGAATTGTTGAAAGCCATAAAGTCAATGAACCTACGAGTGTAGTGTTCTGCAATGTCTCTATGTTTGTTGGTCAAGAAGTCTACCTCGTTCTTCTCCATCGCTATGCTATTCTCAGCAGTATGCTTATACGCACCACCATTACCTATAGTGTAGGCAGCGTGAGGTAAATACTCAACCATAGCCCAATGTATTAACATCGGTTGTACATAGTCATCCAACAAAGTGGCATAAGCAGCAGGAAGTGTATTCGCAATAATATCATTGCGTAACTTGTCGTACAACTTAGTGCCTAAGTAGTTTTGTATGTGTATCTCTTGAGCAATCTCAATGAATTGTAGGAACTTGTCGCTATCTACATTACCAGAGAGTACGCTATTGCGTACAATGTCATCTCTCTTTATAAATAATACTTTTGCCATTATCCTTTGTAATTAGGGTGATGCCCTTGTCTTGGCATATCTATTGGTGCTACTGCAACCTCTTTAGGGTTTTTAGGTAGCTTAAATCCTGCTCTTACGGCTTGGTTAACATTAACATATCTCGTACCTCGTAGTGCATCGCCACCGTAAGGTTCTCCGTTCTTCTTCAACTTCTTCTTGTAGATTCTACGCTCCCACCTGTGGTAGCAGTTTACACCGCCCTTGTACTTAAATAGAGAGTAGTTTCTACCCTTGTGTCCAAAGCTCTTATTTACACCTCTTGCACTCATCATACCAATATCCTCTTTGCGGTACAATTTTCCTTGAGATAGCATAGTCTTACAGAAAGCACGAGAACTGCCTTTAGCAGTCTTCTTAGTGCCCTTAACATACTTGTATCTCACCTTGTAGATGTCTCCATCTTGAGTGCTATCTTGCTTTGCTGATAATTCAGTAAGTCCGTTGAGGTAGTTCTCTACATCAAAGTCTTCGGGTTCATCATCACCTACAATTTCTGCATCAACGAGTTCATAGCCTTCTGGCTCTTCCTCACCCAAGTCAGCCAATGCATCTAACATCTCGTGGGCTAACTTGTCATCAAGAAAAGGGCGGCTATCCTTGCTTAGTTCCGAAAGAGGCACACAATTAGGTACTCTCTTACCGTTTTTCATCTTAAAGCCTATCATCTCGTAGCCCTCTTGACAAGGTTCTTTCAACTCTTCTAAGTCGTGTGATTCACAAGGCATATACCAAGTTTGACCATCAAGCTCGTGAGTGTGATACCCCTCACAACCTAATTCTTTTGCAACTAATTCAGCCTCTTCTTTTGTATCGTATGCAGTTCTGCCATCTATTTGCTTACTTGCTAAACTTACATCCTTACATCCACAATCCTCAACCTTACTAAGTTCTTCTTTTACCTCTTCAGTAATATCTGCTTGTAGTTCTAAAGGTTGTAATGTCTTGAAGTATATGTTTAGGCTAATCTCATTGTAAGCAAGGATATCATCTATAGCATCTAAGATTAACTCTTGCAATGGTCGTATAACCGTGTTGTGGAATAAGAGACTCGCAGTCTTCAACTCATCAGCATTGTTACCTAAACCACTTTGGTCTTTAATACCCATCAACATAGGTGAGGTAACCCTATGTGCTACCATCAACTTACGCATACTCTCATCAGCTAAGAATTGGTATTGCTCACTCGCATCCGATAGTTGTACAGGCTCAATACTTGCAGCCATCTCCTTGTTATCGTTAAACGCAAGGATAAACTTACCGCTATTGGAAGTACCGCTAAACTTTTGGATAATTCTACGCTCTATAAGTTCTCTCTCCTCCTCAGTAGGCACTCCATTATTGAAGTTAATCAACATAGAAGGGCTTAGACCGTTCTTAATGTTGTTGATGTGGTAGTTTGCTACCTCCTCTTCTAACTCAGCATAAGAGATACCCCCTTGATAGTCTACAGGAGAATAATAGTAGAACCCAGAACGATAAGGCTTGATGCAGTAGATTTCTAACGCTTCACCCTTTTCTCCGTGTCCAAAGGCAGGGATTCTTACAGGCTCATAGCCCTTCTTACGAATCTTTGTCCAATCTTTAGAGTAGTAATACCCACAAACCTCACCATCTTCATTCATCTTCTCAAAGCGTAGTGTCTCTATAGGCATATGTGCTACCTGTACAATCTTACTCTTATCCTTGTTGTAAATGATTTGGAAGGCTGCTTGACCCAATGCTTTAAGGTCAAAGGTTACCTTACGCAAACAAGAACGCTTGAATAGGCTCATCATTTGAGCATACGCCTCTGGCTTACGAGAGGCATCAGTCGCAGCTAATCCCTTGCCGTACATAAGCTCGGTCATACCATTGATGATAGCGTTGTTTGTCGCACTACCATTATACCTATCAATAAGGTATTGGAAGTAGTTGTTGTCTTCGCCATAGGCAACCCACTCTTTACGATTGTCTTCAATCACCGCAGGGGTAGTGTGTGAGGCGAGGTTAACGATTCGTATATTACTCATCGGTAAATGTATTGATTATCATTATCAGTATCCTCATAGTGAGTGAACTCACCATTATTGATACTAAACTTCTCTAAGTCAGTTTGGTTAGTGCAGAACACTTTACCTCTATATATCTCGTTAGTGCCTGTGATTCTAATACTATAGTATCTATCCTGCTCAAATGTATAGGTAGGTGTGATATGTAGGTAATTAGCCTCTTGCGTAGCAGTTAACGATTCAGTAGAAGAAGTGTTTGTCTCCTCATCAGTAATCTTTACCGACACGCTTGTATCAAACGCTCTTGGCACAAAGTATATCTTCTTATCTGTTGTGGTTACAATATGCATAATAGGTTAACCACTAATAGAGGTAAGTGTTATGAAAAAGAAAAGGGTAGCCCCGAAGAACTACCCTATCCTAAAACCAAAACACCTATGTCGTAGGTCTTACAAAGATACTACTTTATTACGAAGTAACAATAGTATCAGTAGCAGAAGTCATACCTGCAAATGGGTCACCATCAGCAGAACCTGCAAGGAAGTTTGCAGCAGTACGCTCCATAGCGTTAAATGTAAGCGTGTATCCACTCATATCACCCATAGCAGCGCCAGAGGCTATAGTACCTCCTGTAACATCTGCTCCGTGTTCACGACCTACCAAGTAAGCATTTCCGTTATAATCCTCAACAACAATGTGAGGTCTTCCGTATGCCAATAACTTGATTTCGTTGTTATCTTCCTTGCTCAACTGAGGCAAAGAAAGAGTAACCGCTTGGTCAAAGAATACTGTTCCATTTTCACGAGATGCGTTAATCGTTTGCTCTACACTTGATGTGCCTTTAAGCTCATACTTGTAGGCAGAGAATGTTCCTGTCATATCAGTTACCTCATCCGAAGATAGAGTAATCGTTCCTAAGTCTCCGAAGTCTACAAAGTAAACTGCTTTAAGACCACCTACCGATTCTCTACAAGGTAAAGCACGACCTTTTGTTAAATCACAAGCCATTTTTCTTTTCTTTTTATTAAAAAAGGGCAGACAAGCATCAGCCTACCTGCCCTAATTATTAACTAAACTAAACTACCTATTATATTGTGTAGTAGCAAATATCCGAACCAATACCGAACTGAACACCCGAAGTGAATCGCATTACAACACGAACATTTTGAGAACCATCAAGGTCAGCCATATCAATTAGCTTAACCTCGTTGTGGTCGCTCAACAATCCTGTACCGAAGAACAAGTTAGACTTCTGTGCAGCTACCATATCGTTGTCTGCAAGACCAGAACAAACAAATAACTTCACACCATCAAACGCTAAGTCACCACCATTGTACCAAGTAGTACCTCCGTTGTTAACACCATTAGCACCAAGTCCGTTAGCACCAAATCCACCTAAAGCACGAACATAAGCACGAGCAATAGATTGTGATACATATAGGTAAAGGTCTTCTTTTCCGTAAACGGCAGTAGGAATAGCATCTACTACCAAGCCCATTTCTTGGATAACATTTGCTGCGGTTACCGCAGTTACACCTGTAGTTGGTGTCACGCTATTTACTCCAGAACCTGATGCCGCAAACAATGTTGCAAATCCATCAAACTCACCTGCTACGGCAGAACTACCTGTACCAACACCTTGCCAAATTGTTTCTTCAGTTTTCTGTGCTACTTTAGCAGCGATGTGACCGATTAAGAAATCAGCGAAAGATGGAGGAAGGCTATCAAAAGCCGAGTAACCCATTTGTACTGCTTCCCAATCGCTATGGAAATCTTGCTTACAAAGTTGTAAGTTTACTTGTAACTCTTTTGGAGTCAATACACGCTCATCCAAAGTTACTTCGCTGCCATCAGCAAAATCACAAGCAGCATCTTTTACCAATGCGTTAGTAGAAAGAGTTTTCATCACTTCTTTATACTTCACATTTGGCTTTACTGTGATACCACCACCTTCAATGGTATCAGCACTCAACAATGCAGCAGAAATATATTTCCCTGCAAATTCACCTGCATACGAGGTAGTAATTGTTTCAGCCATTTTTTATCTTCTTTTAAAAATGATTATTCAAAATTTATACTATGTTAACTAACTAATGTTGTAGGTGTTAGTTTTTTTCGTTTCTTTGAGTAAATCAAAATACCTTATTATGGAAATTACAAAGAGATTTAACTACAAGAAAAACCGTAAAGAGTGGTCGGTAATTTATGGAGCAGGTACAAGCAAGACTATTGGGTACTTTGCTAAAAAGAATCAAGCAAAGTTATTTATAAATTGGATTACATTATCCGATTATTCAAGAATAGAAAGTGATGCCGTTAGAAAGGCATATTGGAAATATCAAGATTCACTAAAATAAGAAAGGAGGGCATTGCCCTCCCTTATAGTATTGGTTGTTAAATGAATTATAATTTAGATATAGCTTTATACCAACTTGATGCCATACCATTACCTAACTCTCCTCTCATATCCGACAACATTGAGGCTGCTTTTTCAAGCTCTTTAATTTCTGGGGTATTTTCTAAACCAATTTCTTTTGCTTTTCTCTTCATATCAGCAAGAGAGTTGACAACATTAAAATAAGCACCTTGTGTAAAATTATCAATCAAGTCAGCCGTTTCTTTTGCTTGTGACTTTAATGCGTTGATTGATATTTTAGCTTTATTACCTAATTTTCTACCCTCTTTTGCTTCGGCTATCAAGCTATCTATACTCGCTAACTCAACCTTTTGCTCTTCACTCAACTCAACCTCTTGAGGAGTTTCTACTTCCTGTGCTTTTGCAGAAAGCTCTGCCCATATCTTTTCTACTTGCTTCATTTTTTTGTTGTGTTTTTAGATACTATCTCTCCCTGCTTGTTTTAGAAGTTTTATTACTTCTCTAATATTTTTACGTTTAAGTTTTAACAAGTCTTGTGCTTTTTTCACTGTACCTAACAAATCTCTACCACCTAATTCTTCTATTGCTCTTGAAATTTCTCTTGCTTCTTGTTCCTTTTCCTCTATCTGTTGTAATTTCTTATATAGATTTTGTTCTTCTTTTTGCGCAAGTCTTGCTACCCTTGACAGTTCATCAAAAGGGTCTGCTTTAGTGCTTTGCGCCCAAGATAACAAATCATCAAGTTTACTCAACTCAACCTTTTGAGGTTTGGCTGATAATTCAGCCCATATCTTTTCTACTTGCTTCATTATCCTAATTTGTCAAAGATTCTACTTAGTGTGTCTTTTCTTCCACCTTCAGCAAACTTGTGCATCTTTGGTGTCTTAGTCTCTGGTGAGTGCTTGATAGGCTTCGCAGCAGGTTCATCAGTAGACATCTCTACTTGCTCTTCTGCCTTTGGCTCTTCAGCAACCTCTTCACTCATCTCCTCTTCTTTAGGTGACATCATAGCCTTGATTTCATCAATCATACCTTTGAGTTCATCCATAGCGGCAGTAAGTTCTTCCTTAGTAGCGTAAGCCATCTCTTCTTCTTTCTCTTCTTCGGCTTGTTCTACTTCCTCAACTACTTCCTCTTGAGCAGGTTCTTCAGCAGGTGCTTCTTCTTCTTCGTTAGCATCACGCACTTCAGCGATAACACCTTCTTCTGCTACGATAAGCATACGACCATCTTCAAGTTCGTACTCACCGATAGGAAGAGCGATACGCTCATCTTCAGTAACGATAAATACCTCTTGGTTGGCTTCAAAGGCTTCGGCTTCTATTACCGTGCCGTTCTCAAGTTTCATAGACTCCAACTTAACCTCATCCTGTAGGTTAAGGAGTTCCATAATTTTAGACAATGTTTCTTGTGATTTCATATCTTGTTTATATTGCTTTTAAGGCAGCAACTGCTGCTTTACCATTCTTACTCATATCACGAAAAGCCATTTTCATTTGCTTGAGATTACTCAATACATTTTTAGCTTTATTCACCTCATCGTTGATACCCAACTCTTTTGCTTTTGCTTGAAAGTCTTTTAGTTGTTTCTCTTTCTCTACGATTTCCTTATAAGTGCGCTCTGCTTCGTTAGTGCCTTGCTCAACCATTTTTAGTGCTTGTCTAATGTATCCTGTATCAAAAGGAATACTTCTTACGAAGTCCATTATATCATCTGCAACACTCAACTCCACCTTCTCGGTAGATAGCTTTGCGAATACCGCCTTTTCAGTTCTTCCTTGTTTCATTATAAAATGTATGACTATTTAACTCCCCAACGCTTTTTCATATCTCTAATAGTCTGCTCTACTTCCATAATTGGAGATGATAGTTGTTTAATGTCTCCACTCACATCTACGCCAAGTTCTTTAGCAGCAGATTCTAAATCTGCCTTCATTCTATTGAAATCAGATACTATTTGCTCGGAAGCTCGTACAGATGAAGAGAGTTCCTTAAACTTGTTTACAAGTTCTCCATTATGCTCTAACATTGCTCTATTAAATCTAACAGAGTCTTTAGCCAAATCTTTTAATATAGATAAGTTAGACAATTCTACCTTTTTCTCTTCGGCTAATTTAGCCATCACCTTATTTAGGGATATTCTTTTCATATCAAGTTAACTATATATCGTTGTTATTGTTAGTTTTTCTCTATCTCCTTGAGTTTGCTCTCTGCCCATCTCTTAGCACTCTTGCCTCCCCATAGTAAATAACTAATATATCCGCAAGACTTCGTGTCACCCTCATCATAATACTCTTCAGCCCTACTAAGGTAGGAAAACATCCTCTTAATCGTTTGCTTAGATATCGGTTCACCGTTTGCTAATTGTTGCGCTCTCACCTTACCTACCTGTGTAGCACACTTGTTATTTACCTTCTTGTTTAACTCAATACCCCTTTTAGCATTGTTGCGTACCGAAGTGGGGTAATCCGAATATGTCTCTAATTCAGTACGCTTACCCTTTTTTGTGCGAAGGTCTTTCTTGATGATAGCACGAATAGCATTTAACTGCTCCTCTGCTTTGTCTTCTTCTGGGTCTTGCTTAGATGCCTCTACCTTGTCTACAAAGTAACCCTCAATGCTAAAGCCTTTGACCTTACCACTCTTCACATAGTCATTCCAAACCTCATCATTATGAACCTTCATTGATACCATCCAAGTGCCTACAGGTAAGTCCATACCATATAGCTTACTCTTGTCTTGCTCACCTTCTATTATCCAACTCTCTACAACACTAAGTCCTGTGATGTCTATTTGGTGTTCTAAGGTTGCCTTATTTTGGTTACCATTGATAAAGAACAACTCACTTGCCTTTCTTACCGTGTCTTGTGAGAAGTAGATGTAATACTCATCTTCTCCGTTTCTACGATAGATAGGTTTGTTAGGTACAAGTGCTGCTCCCAAGAGCAAACGCTTGTCTTCATCCATTGTCTTTAATTCTACTCGCTCTTGCTCTTTAAGTGCAACGAAGTCTTCTTCTATTGCAGGAGCTTCTACGATGCTGATTGCTTGGATACCTGCTTGTAGGCTTTCTTCATCCAATAATAGTTCTACTATTCGCATTGTTAAAAGGTTGATTGCTTAATTCTATTTCTATCTAATTCTTGTTGTGAGGTAACATCGCTACCTACTACATATGCTCTCATTGGGTTAGCTTGTAAAGACTCTATGATAGCATTAGTACCACTTGCTCCTACAAGGTTAAATTGAGGTGATGTACTTGGAGTAGTAGGTGCTTGTATACTTGTATCTATACTTCCTACACCACCTCCTCCAAATTGTTGTCTTGCTATGGTGGCTATTTGTGCTGCACCTGTAGCGGCTGCAATACCTGCTTCTACAAACTGCGCTCCTGTAGCTAACTTAATAGGATTACCACCTGCCGTAAGAGCAGCAGTAACTGCTTGTGCCGTTTGAATAACCGCAGTTGATATACCTGCTGCCTTGTTGATAAGAAATGCAGTCTTAGCTTGTTTTTCATTGCCCTCCATAAAGGATTGAGCAAGACTATTTAATGCACCAATAGCATCAACAGACATTTGTACTTTGGCTCGTTGAGTTTGTCTCTCTAAATCTTCTTCTTGTCTTTTAAGGTCTGCTACATTGTTTAGGTACTCTTGGTCAATAAGTTTTTTCTCATCAAGTATCTCAAAGTAACGAGCACTACCTTCTTTCGTGTTTTCTAACTCCTCATCAAGAGCAACTTTCTTACGGAATGCCACCGTACCGATGTCCATTAACTCTTGCTTAATCCTTGCTTGTTCTTGGAACATCGCTGCTCTACGAGCTTCGGATTGCATCTCAAAAATCTCTATTTCAGTTTCGCCTCTGGCTCTCTCAATATCTAACAACTCTCGTTGTAAAGACATCTCATTCATCAACTGCTCACTACGGAATCCTGCTACCTGTGCTTGTACTGCTGCAAGTTCATTAGTGGCTTCAATGTATGCTTTCTGGAACTCTATATTGTCTTCTGCTAATGCAAGGTCTTGAGATGCTTTTGCTAATCGTATCTCAGCAAGTTTTAACATCTCTGCTTCTTGTTGCTCCAATACTTTACCTAACTCCTCATTCGCCTTGATACGCTCATCCATACCCAAGCGTTCATCATCTCGTACTTGTCTAAGTTTCTCCGCTTGTAAGTCGTACTTCTCAATAAGACCTTGAGACAATACATCTGCTAACTCAGCTTTTTTGTTTAGTTCAGTCATTGCTGCTCCTGCCTTGACCGTTTTAACCGTATAATCAGCAACGGCAGTAGCTACCTTCTTAGTAGTATCTACCATCTTATCAAGAGAGCCATCTACACCTGTGACCATATCAAAAGTCTCTTTACCTGCTGACTTGACATCTTCTAATGCTCCTGCAAAGTCACCACTAAACACCTTCTTAACTGCACTCGCAATAAAGCCAAGTGTATCTAAGAATGAATTAAACCTCTCAATAAGATTAGACTTGATAGCATTACCAAATGCTATTAGACTCTCTTTAGGATTGTCAAAGATGTTTTTAAAGAATCCTGTGATACCTCCTATGTTGGATTGTATCCACTTAGAGAAATCACTAAAGGCTATCTGCAAAGAATTAAAAGCAGTATTGAATAAGTCTACTACCTTTTGGTTATTGTCAAACAATTCTTTAAGGATATTCATAGCCTCAATCACAAGACCAATACCTGCGGCTTTCATAGCCATCCCTAAACCTTTAAAGCCTGTAGATAATGCCTTAATACCTTTCTTAGAATCTTCAGCGTTCTTGCCTATGTCCTTGCTTGTATCAGCTATCTCCTCAAGGCTCTCCGAAGTCTTGTCTGCTTGTTTTTGAGAGGCTTTTAACGCATCAATAAGTTCATCTAACTTTCTCTCAAGACCAGAAAGGTCTGCACCTATTACTATGTTCTTTTCTATCGCCATTTGCTCAATGCTTCTTTAATAGTGCGAGGGTATTGGTACTTGCCTTTAGCAGTCCTAATATCCTCATCTCTTTCAGTAGTCTCCTTGAGAGCCTTAATAAGATAACCTAATTGACTATACATCGTTGAGTAGTTCCATTTCAGCCTCACCTGTAGTTAGGTTCAACTTTAATTGATTGATAATGTAGTTTCTTTCGCCTATGGTTAACTTGTCGTTAATCTTCAAAGCCAACATAACACCCAAAGGTAACTGCGCCTTGTAGCTAAATACCCTTCTGCTCGTATCGTACAAGTCAGTAATGTAATCCTTCCAATAGGTATTATACAACCCTTGACTAAAGCCTTGCAATAAGTAAGGGTCTACCTCAGTACCAAAGTTCAAAGTCTTGGTAACATTCGCAGCAGTAATAGCATTGACATTGCTAACCAACCAGAACTCTTCTTTTTCTACTTCAGTATCTGTCATACTAACATATCCAAAAGTATTGTTATCAGTTATTGTGATAACTCCTGCTGCATAGAAGATGTAAGGATTACCAATATAGGGTTCTAACTCTCTTGTGATGGATTTACCTACATTGATTTCAGTAATACCGTTGTTTAAGTTATCTAATCTCTCAAAGAGCATATTGTCAAAGCCCACTTCAACATCAAACTCTTCGCCATCAAAGGTGAAGTCGGCTCGTAAATCACCATAGCCGATATCATTCTGTAGTCTATATTGTTCACCTAAGATTGCCTCTGTTTCGTTATACTTGTAACTGATTCTACGATAGAGTTGTGGTTTATTGATATTGACCTCTTCCGTATCCACATATTCTGTAATTTCTCTTGTAGTGCCTTCTGCATACCAATCATCTAAAGGTTCTATATCGTATTCTCCGTTTCCTGTGGGAACGATAACCAAGTTGAAAGCTCTAACAAGGCTACCTATAAAGTCACTAACCTTCTGCTCTGGCATTTGCTCGGATACCTCAACATTTTTTTGTATGTTTTGAGTAGAGGTTCGTGAGATGGTATCTATATCATTCCAAGAGCCATCAAAAAAGTATTCTACATTAAATGATGCAGTTTGTAATCTTACTACTCCTCCATCCCAATTGTCTGGAGGCGCAAACCTAAAATCAATAACATCACCTACCTCTCTTGATGAGTACACAGTTACACTACTCACATTACCACTATGACTTCTACTACTAACCATTTGACCATTAGCAAAAAGTTGAATCTTATAATCAGTATTAGATGTAATGCTATAGGTATATCTTATGTCAGTCTCTTGTGCTGCAGATATTGTAAAGTTATCATCAATTAAATCCCAACTGCTACCTGTTTGTGCAGTAAAGTTTATCTTTTGTGGTACGAATCCATTAGGTTGGTCTTTAAACATATACCATGCTCTCCTATGACACCACATAAACAACTTACCAAAGTCAGCACTATCAAAGAAGTCACTATTGAAAGTGATACTATACTTGCTCTCTATAGCATCTAATATCTTTTGCAACTTGATAGCAGGTTTCAAATCATAATAGAATACACCTTGTAGTGGTTGACCATTATGATACCATATATTGTTAGGTAAAGGGTCACTACTCGTACTATCGTATATCCAATTTGCTACAGGAGAGATAAGAGGATAGATAATAGAATTGCTCGTACCACTCACATAACCATCTAACCCTGCCTCTATATTCGTATCGTTGTAGGTATGGTCATATGCACTCAAATCAAGGTCAGTAAGATTGTCCTCTCCGAACTTATCCTTGAGAGATGTTACATTACTAAAGAACCCTACACTATACGCATAAGGTTGCCCTTGCTTTACTTGTACGCTCTCTAACTCTAATACCCCTGCTCTAAATAGATTGTGGT